TACGTGTCATGGCTGCCAATGCTCCTCCTATTTGCTCGAATGGAACACCCATTGCTGATGCAACTGGCAAAACCATACCAAATGCTGAAGCAAGTGTTTCAGCAGCGACCTTACCTTCTCGTACAGAAGCAACTAAAATATCTGTCGCTCTAGCGGCTGTTATATTTGCCTTACCATAATTGTTTAAAGCATAACCTACCAAGCGTGCAATAACATCAGTCTCTCCTAAACCAGAAGCAGCAGCTTTGGCTGAATATTCAACAACATCTAAAGCTTCTTTGCCTCTGATACCTGACGAAGCTACATAGTATAAAGCATCCGCAAGTTCTTTAGAAGATCTGGCTGTCACATTACTAATTCTAGCAATACCTACTTTCCAAGCATCCACTTGACTTTGAGAAACTCCGGCCAATGCTACAATCTTTTGAGAAGCATATTCAAAATCAGCAGCCATTTTCACAGCACCTCCTCCTATGAGTAATAAAGGCATGGTTAGATAACGACTGGCAGCACTACCAAATCTTTGAAATTGATTAGACGTTCTTTCTAATGAAGCAGAAATAGATTGCATACTTGTTTCGGCCTTTGTCTGAAAGCTTTTTAATCCATCTTCCCCTTGCTTCAATCCAGAAGCATCGACACCTAACGTTACCCAAAGTTCCCCTATATTCATTTCTTTTGTAGTTTTAATGGAGGACTGATTCTTGCTTTGTTACCACTCAATTGTTTGTTATGTATTTCTGCAAATGTTGATAATAATTGTTCCATCTCATCTGCTGATTGCTTTTCTATTACTTTATTCTTCCTTGCTTCTCGATCCCAAACAGGCATAAAGTCTGCTGGTGTTGATAAATCCGATTCTTGTATTTCTGGCTTTTGGGGATCATGATAAATAGATTTCACAAAATTACTAATCAAACTTGCTAAATGTGCTTCTCTAAAATCATCCCTCCAAGTGCCTATCGGGTCTAATCTATCGTACGCTTCCCATTCACTTAATTGAGTAGAGGTTAACTGATCCAGCAATTGATCTGGATGTGCAAACCCTAATTCTCTACAGAGTCTGAATTGGAACTGCCGTCCTGGACGGCTTCGGAGTTTTTTACTAAAGCCTCCTTATCCTCTTCAGTGATATTATTCAACTTTTGTGCAACATTGACAATCTTCTCCAACCGCTTTGCAGACATGTGTTGAGAAAGAATTGGGTAGTCCTCTGGTTTGAGTAAAGCTACTCCTTTGTCATCGCATACAGTAACAACTGCTAACTTTGCACGAAAGTCTTCAACAGAACGATCATACCCTGTTATTGCACCTAATTCATTTTTAGTTTCTTTAAGAAGAGATTGTTCAAATAAATCCCTTTCTCGTCCTGTCATTTGACGGACAAATACATACTCATCTTTACCAAGATCAACTCTTTTGACCTCTAGATTTTCTTTTTTCAATAATGAGTTTCGATTTAATAAAATAGACATGATGAATGATTTTAAATGATTAGTATTACTTTGTAAAAAATGACATGATTAGTCCTTTTTAAATTAAAAATTAGACGATGGTGAACCACTATCTTCGCCGGTATGTTTTAAGACCTCACCTGTAACCTGAATGGTCACATCGAGTGTCACGGCATTTTTTGCATCAATCGTAAGAGGAAGCTCAGTTACAAATCCTTCAAATTCGAATGAGGTATGCATAGCATTCCCCAATACAACTTGATAGTATTGATTTTCATAAGCTTCAAAATCAGCTTTGAGTGCATCGTATCCATCACTGGTAAAGTTCATAGTCAGAGAAATTGTCCCTGCCTCCTTAAACCCGGCGATGAATTCTTTGTACCCTCCAGTGCTATCCATAGAGGTGACTTCAATAATCTCCTTTTTGAACCCTGGTCCTTTGATGGAAGTTATTTCTGCAATGGCAACCCAATCTGAGTCATCCCATTTATAGAACTTCGTTCCTACACCACTAAATGCCTTACTTGCCATAAAAATTTCTCCTATCTTCTTTGAATATTAAAATTGATAGTAAAGCGTGCCCGACTATTCTCATCCCAATCAAGCAGAGCCGGTCCACTGATACAGTATATAACAGAATAATACGTAGAATTCCATGTCTCATTTGCCCGGCCATGTAATGCTGTCTTAATCTGTTCACATAGAGCACTTCCTGTCTGATAATCTCGAGCGCGAACTCGCATATTAACAGAAGGATATTCATATCCTTGATCTGTCAAATTCAATTGAGGAGGCATCCCTGCATAATCAAATACAGTTACACAAACATCTGGTTTAGTAGGTTCACGACCTACAAACAAGTTTTCTGCAAAAGTCAGTCCTAGACTACTTTCTGCCTCTAATATATCTACAATGTCGATTGACGAAGCGTTCATTTTTATGCTTTTTTACTTGCACCATCTGCAATTATCTGCAATATGGTATCATGATTTCTATTTATTGAAGATTCTAGCCACTTAGCCCCTGCACCTGCTCTAGGTATGTATTCTCGTCTTCTTCCCTTACCTGGACCATATCGTATTCTTGGAGAAGTGAAATCTGCATCGACCATTTCGTGAACCCAAAGAGCATAATTAACAGGATACCCAAATTGTATTCCGTAATTCTGATATCTGTTACCTGTTCTAGATCCTACATTAGCTTTTGCCTCTCCATGTGTATCTTTAACAGTGAATGAACTTCTTAATGTATTTGTATCGACAGGAGTTAATGGTGGAACTGATTCTACATCTCTTTGAATAAATCTTGCAGCTCTATTCATTCCTGCACGACTTCCATTGGAGATTAATAGTACCTCTTTATTCAGATTTGCAATCACTTGCTCCCATCCTCTGATGCTGCCGTAATCTATTCCTCCGTGTCCGCCTGTATGAGATATTGCCATTTCTTTACTTTTATACTGTTCCGAATCCTAGATACGCTGTATGTACAAACTTTGTAGTAGAAAAGATTTCTGGTACTTTGTCAAATCCTATAATTTGATAAGCTCCATTCACTTCTTTAGGTGAAATAGGATCACCACTACTTTCTCCAAAATCTAGAACATCATCTAAGGCTCCTAAATATAACCATCCTTGGACTTTTAAATCCTGAGTCACTAAGACTTCTGCTTTTTGATGAATTTCTATACCATCGTTACTTGTAAATATACGTTCTTTATCAGTCCAACGACAGGCTATTTCTATCGGATAATTAAACGTCATCCCTCCAAACCCATCATTTTGAGGATTCCCCCAATACACGGCTGTCTGTTTACAAACTCTTTTTATGAATCCTTGAATACTCATTAGTCAAAAGATTTAATTGCATAAATTTTTACAGTTTTTCCTGATAATGAAGCCATTAAACCTGTTGCATCTAACGTTAGAACCATTTGTCCATATGGAGTAGAAGAAAGCCCTGCACCAAACACACCTTCATATTCTATTTTAGCCCCTCCTGCTTCTTCTTTCTTAGCAATACGTTCCTGAGTACTTTTAATCATGTGTGCTGTGAGCCAACGTTCTATCTCTTTTAAAAGATCAGTTGTACCTGTGCCTAATACAGAATTTACCAATGTATTTGCTCCTGTAATATATGTTTCTACAACAAGGTCAGTTAATTCTGTATCCTCTAATATTGCTTTAACTTCCGCTGCCGTTACTCTTACTGCCATGCTATGTGCTCCTTTCTTTTTGTTTGCTATTCTTTAACAATCCTTGAACCATATTGGTAACTTTATCATTCCATTCTAAACCTAACCACTCTATAGTTTCTTTCATTTGCTCAAAATCACCCATTGCCATTCTTTCTGGCCAAAGTTCTTTATAATCTAACCCAGCTCCAATCATCTCTACAAACCTCTTTTCATGCTCGTGTACCCACCAAAGCCATCCGTCAGCCTCATCTTTAACATTTATCTCTTGACGATTGCCTTCATTCTTAAAAGCAGTCATAAAGCCTGTTTTTAAACAACTTTGGATGATATCCCCTGTTCTGCGCCTAACTATAATCCACTTTGCATTTGGATAAAATGTGTCCCACAAAGTCCAGGTTTGTCCAATTCTTGCACTCTTATACATCCAAGGCTGATCTTCTTTATACCCACCGTTTGCTAAAATCAATTCAATCGACTTATTCCAATGATGAGGAGCATTTATCCGATCCAAATTAGGTAAAGGGTACTGCCCTCTTGCATCAGCACTATTTGATTCATATAATCCATTTACCAGTCGTTTTATAGCTATATTTTCAAGCATCTCAGTAGTTTGCCCAGTCCAAACACCACAAGATTGAATAATCTTTGCTACTATGGTGCTTCCTGAACGTTCTATTCCGGTTACAAAAATTGGACTATATGATGTTTTTGATGCCATACTCTGTATTTATTTGCAATTTTATTACTGGTTGCCTGTAATTGTGAATTCAATTTAAAAGATTGTTGTTCATCATGCCTTCGATAAACTGCAAGAACCGAATCACAGTATGCTAATTTTAATCCTGCATGAAGGCATCTTAAATTAAATTCATATTCTTCACTATCTGGTAATGTTTCATCAAAACTACCTACTTTTTCAAATACTGATTTACGATACATTGTGGTAGCTGAATGAATGAAATTTGCTTTCAATAAATCAGATAAACTACCATCTTTAACAATTGGTTTATATAAACAAATACTGTTATCTTTAACTTTTAATTCTGAAGCCATACCATGAATAAAATCAGCTCCTGTACTTTCTAACGTGCTAACAGAATCTTCAATACAATTTGGAGTCAACATATCATCGTCATGTAAATATTTGATGTATTCCCCTTCTGCTTGATCTAATACTTTATTGAAATTCTCAGCCCACATACCTGGTCCTTCTGATACCAATAATTGACAATTTTTAGGAACACTATTAATAGCATCTTGTAACCAAGTTCTTTTTGGATTTTCTTTGTATGGTATAATCACTGTCACTAATGCTTTTTGTTTCGGAAAACACTCATTAATGTAATCGCATACCCAGTTCCTATATTGAGCAGCGGACCACATTTTTGGAAGTCCGTGTAAACAAATAATAGAAAAATGATCAGGTTCTCTTCTTATATACTCAAACCATCTCTGTTTTCCATCTTGCCCAGCAATACGTTCTCCTTCTTTTGGTTTGAAAGTTCCTACTTTATTGGTTATTTGCTGCCACCAAACATCTGGTCGTTTTACGGTGGTTTTAATAAATTCCTGATCCCCACTTTTACAAGAATTCATCCACTCCTCAGGATCGGTTAACCATTTTTCCCAGATTTGAGTTATTTTTTCATTATTTGCAGGGATCCACATGATACCCGAATATAAAGTAGCTTCAACACTATTTATTGAATGTACTTTTTTATCCTCAGTAAATGGACCTAAAGCAATGAATTTATTAATGTGCTCCTCTGCTGGAGGAAGAATTCCTGTTAAATTACCAACTACTAAAGTATCCAAATCAATGAATAAAAACGGTCTATATTGTTCCATTTCTGGAGAAAATATATTCATCTTTGCCCACCACTTCGACCAGTGAGTTTGCATTGGGATGACTTTCACATTCACTAAATCGAACGGTTGTGTTATCTTGTCCCACAAACAAATAACTTCTACATCAGAACATTGTTTGTGTAAATGATATGCTATCAATTCCACATCGGAGAAAGAATAAGAACCTCCTCCTTTGTGAGTAAAGGCTTCTTTTGGACTACTCCTCAAGACTAACACCACCCGATTAATCAACTTTTGCATATCAACTATTTTTCAAATATAAAGCGTCACCCCAACTCTGACAAGCCATTTGAGTCAATACTCTTTTAAATCCAAATTGACTTAAAAACAAGTCTAACTCCTCTACATGAACACATTTTTTGTACACATCTTCCGTATTGATTTCTGTGTATACAATATCAATTGATTTTAATGTTTGAACACTTCCTTTTAATACTTCCAATTCAAATCCTTGAACATCCATGCAAATCATGTTATAACTAATTCTTGGAAATTTAATATTGTCAAGTTTCCTCACCTGAATTGTTTCTTTTGTAAGAAATTCTATGTTTGGGTATGTTTGTAAATGTGTTCCGGGTTCAAGTAGAGAACTACTCATTCCCTGATTAGCAGTTTCAATCCACATTTCTCTTTCCCCTGTTTCATTACCAAGAGCAACATTGTATGTTAATACTTTTGAAGCCTCACCGATTGTTTTTAATAGTTTTTGATATGTATCTTTTACTGGTTCAAAGAAAATCATATTTTTTATTCCCTGATGAACATAAGCTGGGTACTCTTGACCCACATGAGCTCCAACATGCAAAACTCCTTTAATCTGAAGTTTGTAATCTGCCGCTATTTTATTCAATGATATGATCATATCAGTATCCAATCTTTTGGTAAGTATTTCTTCTTTTCTCTTTCTTGTACAGACTCAATACAAACATCTTTTGAACCTACTACAATTTTATTTTGAGTAGTACTCAAATATGCAGCAAGTGTAGAAAATGTACTGTTTGAAATAATAAAATTAGAACATCGTGTCATTAAATCAAACGATAAATAATCTGGTAATTCTACAAATGTTAATTTTCTACTAAAAAACTCTTCTTTAAACTTTTCTTTACACCACTGAATATCGTCGCTAAAAATAAAAAGATCCCCTTTAACTAAATGCAGAGCATGATAATAATAACTTAAAGAAAGTACCTTAAATCCTTTTGTTGTTACATAATCGCCTCGCCTAATGTGCATTGCTACGATTTCACTATTTTCAGCCTGTTTTCTCAGCATTTTATACTTCTGAGTATAATAGATATCCTTTACTTTTAATTCTGCTTGTAAATGGCTTAGAATGCCTTCATAATATCTTAAATACTGCCAATATCCCCAAAAATTACAATCTCGAAGATTTGTCAATGCTTCATCATACCCTGCTTCTTGAATGGTTAATTGATTTCCTATAAATGAATGAATTGGAATCTCTAATTTAAATTTATCAAGTAAATAAGGGCGAGGAGTGTCTTTATGATTTTTATCAGAAAACCAAGAACTATCATAGGTAACTTTAATTCCATTAGCAGCCTGAACTTGTCCAAAAGCATACTGGAATATTTGATTTCCTAAACCTCCCATTAACTTGATTACATTCATAATACAATGTCTTTAAAATTCATTCTTGGAAACTCTTCGATCTTTGAATCTGGATTTGCATTAATACATTCAATACCTAAACGTTTTAAATCTGCAGCCATGTCTAAAAATCCTTTCATGTGGTTCTTCATTGTACTTTTCACTGTTTGCAATGGACTGGTATAGTATTTATGCCAATGTTGATTATTGCCTCCATCTAATGTCATATCAAAACCTAATAATATAATCCGCTTTGCACCTAAATGTACTGCAAAATTGATTGCAGCAGATCCTGAATTATTATTCCAACATACCATTGATTCTTTTGTACAAATGCCTTTTATGTGCTCCGGATTATTTGGAGTAATTTGTTTCACATACTTAATCCTCATGTCCTGATCATCCCCATTTGCACACGATACTCTTAATCCTTTGAACTGTAATAAATCTACTTTATGAGCTTTCCAAAAGCCTGTGTCCCCAAAAAATACAATATCAATCCAATCGCCTAATTTAAAAGCCATATTGACTGCAATGACATGCTGATTGTGAAGCGGTTTTAAATAGGGAGAATACACATTCGGCTGATCTCTACCTTTATACACCCTATTGACAAGTTCCTGAGGAATATCAAATTGTTTCAGTATAGAAGGCCCTCCTCCTATTATAATCACCGTTCCGCCATCCCAGACTTTTGGAATTTTCCACATCATTTAAGCTTCTAAGGCAGCCTTTAATTCATTTGCAGCATCCTCTGTCAATGGAACTTCATTAATGACTTTCCCACTTAAATTAGCAACATTGAACAGCCCTTTCCCGGCTTTCTTTAATTTATACAAAACTTCCGGTGTTTGTGTTTCTTTTTTTACCTGAGTTTGAATAGCCTCTAACTTAGAATCTTCCAAACAAATCAACCGATCCCGAAATGATTTTGGAATTTCTTCTAAAGTGGCCCAAAAAGTTTGATTAGGTTTAATAATCTGATTCTTTAATCTTAAAGAACCTCCCCCTATTTTTTTCCAATGAAGTTGAACTGAGTCGACAATAACAGGTTCTGGATTTGGTGATTTTCTTATACGTTCCATAATAAAATTTATTTAAATAATAAAAAAGACATGATTAGTCTTGATTCAATTAAGTGGTGAATGTTGCATGAACAATCCCACTATTTCCTTCTTGGTCTGCCCGTATTTGCGGAACCTGAATAGTCAACACTTTAAATTTGGTTACAAAGTTACCTTCTTCACCCCATTGAATGTTCTGGATACCCATACCACGTACAAGACGAACAACATCAGAAGTCATTTGTACTAAAAGTACGGTGTTGGCAGCAAGTGTGTCAACAACTTTGATACCTTTAATACCTGCAATCTGAAGAATACGTTCGCGAACGGTGCTATTTCCTTTTGCAGAGGAATAATCTGCATCAAGCAAAATCTCATAGGTAGACGGAATGTACATCATCCAAGGTCCGTAATGCTTTGCAGCAATACTGGTTTGTTTCAGTATCATCACATCAGTTACAATTTGGGCACCGGTTGTTCCTGAATTAGTCCATTCAGAATCCAATACAACCTGATTTCTGTCAGATGCATTGACATAAGACTGAATAGTTCCTCCGCCAAAACTGTAAGAAGTATCTGTAAACAGAAGTTTCTCAAGTTTTTCAGCAACTCTACGAGCAGCACTTTCTGCATCAGTAGTATCAATTGGGTTCCCCATATTACGACTGATTGCTAACTCACGTGCTCCGATTTCGTAATCCACATGGATAATCGGAATTGGTAAATAGTGATGAGTATAGTTCGGACGATCCCCAGGGCTACGAGTGATTCCGTCCATTGTCATAATTGCTTCCAGTCCATCAGAAATATCATGGTACTCCAACACCGTTGTTCCCATTGCATTTCCAAGGTTATAGACCAACCCATTGTCGATCAAATCCTGAACACCGATTAATCGGGTACGGGAAATCGGAAGTATTGCAGCATCTAATGCCACCCACTCATTATGTCTTAATGAGGCATTGGCCACAAACGTGGTTTTATAATTTTCTGGCTTTTTTGCATCACCACCTAAAAAATTGGTAACACAAGCCTGACCATTGGTATTAATCCAAGGCCTCATTTGACCTGGATCCAACTTACTTTTGGCTAAAAAATTAGCAACTTCGCCACTTCCACCAGAAATTCCCATTAAATCAACATTAGCTTCATTCATATCATTTCCTCCTTTCGTTTCTTTAAATTAAACAACCATAATTTTAATACGTCCATTAGGATCTGCTCCAGAAGAACCAGACATGTCCACATTTTCCAATGCAACACCTACAATCTGCAACGGAAGAACCGTTCCAGTGTTATGAGAAGTCCAAGCATCATTTGCATGTTTCTGTA